GTGGAACTCTATCCTGAGTCGCGTGACCCACCCTCACAGGGGGTCCGCCCACTCGTCTAGAGGGTTCCGGGAACGGAACCGATAACCGACCTGGCGCCCAGCACCCCTTTTACCCGGACCCGGTGTCCCGGTTTAAGGAGTTAGGGTGCTGTTACCAGTTCCGGAAGTCATCATCCGAGCTCATGACGATCTCTTCATCATGAGTGGTGACCTCCGGTTCTGATAGCGCAGCTTCTCGTTCCAGCCATTCCTCCTGTCAACGCCGGGCACCCGCCCGGGGGTCTTCCAGGAGTCCAGACCGGAGTGCGAGAAGCTTTTCGTCGGCTGATCGCCTCCAACCAGCCTCCCTGGTGGCCTGCTCGAAAGCTTGGACCACCATGGGGGCAGCTGCCTGGAGGACGGCCGGGCCGGGACGTGGAAAGGTGCCAACCTGACCACTATCGACCGAGGCCGCGATCTGTTCACGGACGGCTCGACCAAGCCTAGACATTCCCTTGGTCCTACGGGTCCTGGTATCAAGTCTCCAGGACCTGTCACTGAGGGGGTTCACAAAGAACTCCGCCAGGGCCTGTGCATCCACCTTCGCAGGGTCCGAGAGGGCTTTCCCTCCCTCTGCCTCCAGAGTGAGGAGGGACTTCTCGAACCTCGCTAGGATTTCATACACAGGAAGACCTCGGAGGCGTCTAAGCCGATCCGGGTAGTCCCCATCGGAGGAGTCTAGGTAATGTTTCACCCCCTCATATCACCTTAGAGGGAATGACATCTCTCCTAGACCCAGGCTCCCCGTCACTACCGATGCCACGCTGGCACTAATGATGTCGGGAAGAGATCCCTCCACCACGTCATAACCAGCCTCATCCAGGGGCGGAGACAGGCCAAGGACCAGGTCCCTGGCACTCACAGACCCCTGTTGAAATTGCGTCATCAGTAGAGCTTCCTGAGCTTGCTGCTCCATCCGCCGACAATGGCGGTGGGTGTGGTGCAGTCTCCGGAAGAGGGCTCCGATGGACCCAGGAATACCGGACTTGGGCTCTAGCCCCTTCTTGCCCTCATTGCCCAGCGCGCCAACCAGGAGACTAACGTCTCCAAGGTTGTCGGACACGGCTGAGACAGGAAAGGGGGTAACCTCTTCCCCTTGGAATAGGTATCGCTTCGCAAACTCCGCCAGTGTTACACTGGTGAAAGTCTTCGCTGGGGATACTTCTACTCCGAGACCAGAGACCGCCCTCCGATACTCCTCCCCAAGGTCGCGATCGCCAATCAGGACGTCATCCCCCAGGATGACGTACTGGGCTTTCCGCCAATCCCTGCCAACTACCTGGCAGCAGTGAAACATCAGAGCATGATGAGCCACTGCGAAAGCAGACCAGGACGAGTAGGCGCCCATCGGCTGACCTACTGCGTAAGATGCTCTCTCCCCACCATCCCCCACAGAGAAGGGGTAGTGGACCATGATCTTCTCCCAGGATCGTACGCGATCCTCAGAAAGGAAAGCCTTGAGGACCCCAGTGATAAAAGTCACCGGGAATCGGTCGGTTGCCGACGTCAGGTCCACGGAGTAGAGTCACATCGTTGGCTCATCACCATCTCCTGGTGCCCCAGAAGACCGAATCGACTTCCACTGGCGGACCTTATCCACAAAGCTATCCTGGTGAAATGTCACATCCTGGGGGATATGGCGCAGGACTTCGAAGAGGTAGAGATGAACCGGCCTCAGAGCAGTCTGAGACCAGTAGTCGAAGATTGCAATAGTCCTCGACTTCCCTTCCACATCGGAGATTGCTGAGAGCCTCCGGAAGACCTCCTTACGACTTGGGTTGGGTTGGACCGTCGTCTTGGGGAAAGCCTTCTGGAGGTTCTCCAGATCGCCCATCAGATCCTCCATCACCCGACGGAGTTTCTGCCCTCCAAGAACTCCAATTCACTCCTTCAGATCGTGGGGGAGATTACCCAGATCATCAAGAGCTCCGAGGATAGCAAGGCCCCCAGAGGGACCTGCCTTGGCGGAGAAGTGCATTTCGGACCACTCAGAACTCATGCGATTTCAGGATGGGAACATCCTTCGCATCTGATACCCGAAGGCACAGACGTTATCCGACCAAGAACCAAAGTCCGTTTGGGTCGACGGTCTTTGAATCTGAGTCAGGTCTACGGTCGCCCGTAGATGGAGACTCCGGAGGAGGGTGAGAGCTGTGAGCACGCCCCGGATAACCAGGGGGCTCTTTTGCAGCAGACTTCCTCTCCCGGAGAGTCCCATTTTCCGTCGCAGTCGATGCCGAGCGGAAGCTTCCTGAGCGGAGCCGGAGGGCATCGCAAGGTACTGGAGGTAAGAGGACCTAACTGACTTGATTCAGTTAATTGACCCTTTCACCCCCTGGCACCTGAGCTGCTTTCCGACACGCCCAAGAAGTCCTCTAAACTTGGATAGAGACCCGATAGAAGGGATGTACTCCCCCCTCACCCAGTCAAAGATTCTGACTAGGAGGACCCATCTGCTCGATGGGGAAGAACCCTGTCGCCGTCGAGACCGGCGGTTACTGAGATTCTTGGGTTTGATGACTGATTCTCCCCCCCTCCTAATCATACTTGTCTTATGGGTTCGGTCTCACCCCCAGCGACCCTCCCAGAGCGAGTCATGGTCAGGAGGCTGAGGGTACTGCTATCTTCAGCCTACTCCCTTCACCTGCATTCACCAGGGACGCGTTTCGACGCCCTTAGCTACTGACCGGCTAGGGATTAGGACGTGGACGCCTACCCTCCGATGGGTTGTTAAGCCAGCGGCTCATCGGCGATACCACCCCCATAGTGGGGGCTGGACTGGTTAATCCCAGCCTTGCCACCTGGGTCCCAGGGTCTATGCTTGGAAGGTCATGTCCGCACCCAGCCGGGTAGCCACTGCCCGAAGGACCACCCCCACCTTGGAGGAG